GTCTGATATGTCAGGTATGAAAGCTGATATCGAAAGTGTTAAGACTGATATAAAAATATTTAAAGAAGAGAATAAGAATCCTTTAGCAGGATAGTTATTTCAAAACATTTAACTCTCTTTGAAAGAAGTTATGTAAGTCAGAAAGTTTATACTTTCCGTTTCTTAATATAGATTTAATTACATCCCTCTCGTCTGGTGGAAATATTTCATCCACCATTTCGAGGGGTAACGTACTAAATTCAGTTACTATTTTATTATCTCGTGTCAACAAAACTTTAAAGCTTACTAAGTTTGCTTCATTTTTATTAACCATTATTACTCTCCAATTTTGAAAAAGTTATTTTATCTTGCCTACCTCTTAGTCCGGCCTTCATATAAGAAGTTGCCCGGCCCTCAAAAAAGTTCTGATGCTCTACCCCCATTACTTCGTCTAGCCATCCTAAAGGATTCTCACGTTGGTCATAGTTGGTCTTAAGACCTAACTGAAGTAGTCTTCTATCAGCAATGTATCTGTTGTAAGCATACATATCTTTCTTGGTAAGACCTTCAAGGTCTCCCATATCAAACACTAAGTCTAAGAATTTGTCTTCTAGTGTTACCATCTGTCTACATATTTCGTATAGTTCTCCTTTAAAATCATCTGTCCATATCTCCAGGTTCTCTTGAATAAACTCTCTAAACAATTTAGTCATAGCTTCAACGTGCATAGACTCATCACGTATAGAGTAAGTAACTATCTGTCCCATACCTTTCATACGTCCAAAGCGTGGGAAGTTTAACAAGATTGCAAAGCTACTAAACAACTGTAGTCCTTCTGTAAAAGCTGAATAGACTGCTAAAGTTTTTGCAATGCTTTTCTTGTCAGACTTGGTTGTCTTAATTTTATGAACATACTCATGTTTGTTAGCCATCTCTTCGTACTCGGCAAAAGCTTTGTACTCTATCTCAGGCATACCAACTGTATCAAGTAGTAAGCTGTATGCATGTTGATGAATTGATTCCATGTTAGCAAACGAACCCATCATCATTCTAGCTTCTGGTTTTCTAAAGATACGCATGTATCTGTCAACATAACCTGCACCTACATCTACATCTGATTGAGTAAACAATCTAAAGATTTGTGTAAGTAAGTTCTTTTCTTTGGGGTCTAACTCTTGCCAATCCTTTACGTCTGTATGTAGTGGTACTGACTCCGGCATCCAATGCATTTGATTCTGTAACACGTAGTAATCAAACATCCATGGGTTGTCAAAAGGTTTGTAATAATCTCTTGTGTCTAATAAACTCATCTGTTCTCCTTGTTAAATCTCTTAACTAAATATTTAAAATTTTCAATTACGTATCCTGCGTAATCTTTTGTTTTTGAGAATGGGTCTTTATGTTCATCACAATAATCTAACCACATTCTACTAGTAAAGCCAGAAAACTTCTGACTAAATACACTTGTAAACTCTTCTTGTCTCATATTAATCTTCCTTATAATTATTTAAATATGTAGTTGCTTTTTGTAAAACATCTACATTGTCTTTGAAGTATCCTAATCCTGCATTACATAAATGACACAACATACCACGAACCTTGTTTGTATTGTGGCAGTGGTCTACAAAAGGCTTAGTATTGTGAGTATCATATGAAAAATCTATTGAACATATTTTACACTGATTGTTTTGAGACTTTAATAAATTATCCCAATCTTCTAATGTTAGATTATATTTTCTTTTTAATCTATATATTTTATTAGTTTTTGCAACATGTTCTTTATTTTTTAAGTACCATTTTTTATTTTGAAGTTGTAATTTTTCTTTATTATTTTCTTTATAACATGCATTTTTTAATTTTATTTCTGGTTTATTATTGTATATTTTTGATTTAACTTTAATAGTTTCTTTGTTTTTTTCGTAGTATTTTTTTTGTTTTTGTTTTACTTTTTCTTTATTATCTTGATAATATTGTTGTGTGGTCATACTATCCCTCACATGCGATACATTCAGCATCGTCTAATTTAATACGTTGTACTTTAGTGTTTACGTTCTCTGCATTACGAGCAGCATTAGTTCTAAAGTAATATAAAGATTTAAGTTTGTTCATACCATACCAATGAACATCATTGACATACTGCATGTACTCATCGTGTACTTCTTGGGGCTCTGTAGCTGTAGGTATAGTAAAGAAAAGATTAACTGACTGTGCTTGACAAATAAACTCTTGTCGTTTAGCAGCATGTTCTATAATCCATATTTGGTCTATCTCATTAGCAGTTTTAAATATTTCTTTTTCATCGTCAGTAAGAATATCTAAGTGTTGAACTGAGCCTTCTTTACCTGCAATGTCTTTCCACAATGCAGTAAGCTCATCTTTCTTTAATCCTTTATCTTGTAATACTTCTTCTAAGTATTTGTTTTTAACTTGGAACGAACCACTGAGAGTTTTGTGCGTATAAACGTTAGCACGATATGGCTCAATCGAAGGAGATGTCCCACCACATATGATACTAGAAGAAGCATTAGGAGCAACAGCGAGTAGATGAGCATTACGCCTACCACTACCACTGATATCAGGTGACTCACCACGTTCATCAGCAAGTCGTTCAGTTGCTCTAAGCGAATGTCTTTTAATGTGTTTAAATGCTTTGTAATTAAAGCCCGTAGCGTATATACCCTCAAAAGGTAACCTGCGTGACTGGAGATACGAATGGAATCCCATCGCACCCAGACCGAGTGACCTTTCTCTGTAAGCAGAGTAGGCAGATTTAAGAAAGCCTTCTTTGCCCGGCTTAATATGTTTCTGAAACCTTTTAAAGTTTGCATTGTATTCTCCTAGGTTGTCTGTATCCACAGCGTTATCAATATAATGTTGAAGCACGTTGTCTAACATGGTTATTAAATCATCAATGAACATAGGATTCTCTGACCACTCGTCAAAGTATTCTAAGTTCACACTAGACAAACAACACACTGCTGTTCGTTCTTCGTTGGTGGCTAGGGTTATCTCAGAACATAAGTTGCTCTGTTTAATATTTAATCCTAAAGCTTTTTGTTCTTTGGGTAAAGCATCATTACATCTATCAATGTTAATCATGTAAGGCTCACCTGTCTCTGCTCTAGCATTAATAATCTGCCACCATAAATCTCTAGCATTTACAATCTTAGTAGGCTCATGAGTCTTAGGGTCAATTAATCTAAAGTCTGCATCTTCTTCAACAGCTTTCAAAAACTCATTGGTAATGTTAATACCATTGTGAAGATTAAGATTCTTACGATTGATATCACCACCAGATTCTTTACGCATGTTAATGAACTCTTCAATCTCCGGATGAGATATATCCATGTAAGCTGCATAGCTTCCACGTCTTGTAGTGCCTTGGTTAAAGGCTAACATCTGAGAATCTACGACATGCATAAAGGGGATTGAACCAGTAGACTTACTACCGTGAGTAGTAGAAATACCGTTACTTCTAATATCTCCCCAATATCCACCAATACCTCCACCCGAACTCGCCAACCATATATTCTCGTCATAATGAGCAGATAACCCATCACGACTATCAGGTACATAATTGAGGAAACAGCTAATAGGAAGCCCACGACTTGTTCCCCCGTTACTAAGTATAGGAGTGCTAAACATGAACCAACAATTGGAACTGTAGTGGTAAAGTCTTTGAGCCAATTCAAAATCTGTGTGACCTTTGTAGGTCGCCCCGAAGACGGATGCTCTTGCGAATGCTTCTTGTGCATGTGTTTCATTCTCCCATAAATATCTATCCTTGAGTGTGTCAAGACTAAACTTATCTAATAGTTTTTCATTACTATAATTAATTTTTATACCAAGATATTCCTTGATACCTACTTTATCTTCAATCATTTTTTGTTTCCTTATCGTGTATGTCTAACATAATTATACCATAGTGTAATATTTTTAATAAATCTTTTTTGTTTTTACCATCTTTATTTCCATAGCGTTTAGCATACTTCATAATGTTTCCAATACAAAAACCTTCACCATGTCCAGAGTCAATAATTATATCCGTTGCTTGATACTTATCAGAAGCATAGTGCTCATTATATGTACCATCAATGTATCCTTTAAGTTCTTGTATTGAATGTCCTTCATTAAATTTATAGCTCATCATTTCTCCAATCATTAGGTAAAGTATCTTCACTGTACCATCTAAAGTTATTTGTTTCAGCCCATTCAGCATGGGTACGTTTTGTTCCATCTTTCCTAATGGTAGCTCCAGGCATAGGAGAGAAAGGTTTTTGAAATAAAAAGACTAACTCCATATGTTCTGGTAAAGCTTTTCTAATCCAAACATATTTACTGTACTCAGCATGGTCCCAGAACCGGCCTTTAGCTTCTAGTAAAATAGTTTTATCTTGAAATGTTTTAACAAAGTCTACCTCATATTTTTTGTCAATAATATATTTGATAGCTTCAAAGTGGTGTGCCCAATCTTTTAAAATTGTTTGGTGTATATTGTATTCCCATGTACTATCATAGCCTTTAGGAACATTAACCTTTTTAGGTCTAGGTTTTCTTGGCACTCTCTTAGGCATTAGTGAACTACCCTATCTAGTTTGTCTTCAACATGTGCAGCTAACAAGGTTGATAAGTCTTGTAGTGTTTGGTTATCAAAACCATCTAGTGATTCACCTTCTTCTTTTAATACTTCACCCATAGCTATAATTGCTTTTTCTAAATCAGATTTCATTTGTTAAGTCCTCGACAGTTACGTCATTTAAGTTTTTAGTTTTAATTAATTTTTTAATTTTTTGAATAATCCATTTCAAAGAAAAAGATGATAACATAAATTTACCATTGGCAAAAATATGAGTTTCTTTTGGAACTAAATCATAAGCTTGTTGTAATGTAAGTTTGTTTGCTTCTTCTTCTGGGATTAAAGTTTTAACCCAATCAACTAATAAGACTAAAGATTTTTTTCTAATTGCTTTTGATTTTCTACCATTCATAGTATCTCCTGAACATTTGGAACTTTCTGTACATCAGTAAAGTAAACTGGCCCTTTAGCATATTCAAAAACTCTTAAGCCTTGACCATCATTTGATTCTTTATGACACTCATGTTTGTAAGGACACCAATTACATTCTCTTGCAAGTTTCATATTACCACTCTTACCTTCTGGAACAGGGTCATAACAAAAAATAGGTGGTGTTTTTCTTTTAATAATTTTCTTGACTGTTTTAATTTTATCTTTGATGTTAGGTTTATCTAACTCTTCTGGTTTAAATAAAGTTAACTCTCCGGATTCTTTATTTAAAACTAAGAACCCACCTTTAGATGTTTGTTCTGCTTCTTCATAACCCGCAAGTTGTGCTAAGTATCCAAAGGTATCTGACTCTACAAGCGTACCATCTTTAAACTTTTTAAAAGCAAAACCAGAAGCAGTCTTTACATCTACTACTTCACCATCTATCTTACAATCCATGTGACCTTTGATACCACTAACTGATACTTCTTTTTGTTGTGAGTCTAACTTATGCCCAGATAGTTTAACGAAAAATAAAACCAATACTTCTAATAGGTGTCCATATAAAAACTTAATCAAAGTACTAGGTTCAAACTCAGTGATTCCTTCTTTCTTTAAGTTCATGTCATACCACAACTGTCGTTGAGGTTTACCGATGTTAGACATACGAAGAGTATTAACATTAATTTTATCTGCACCTCGTGGTGTTGCCCATTGTTTTAAGGCATCAGCCATGTCTTCACCAAATACTTTTAAGTCTTTATCGGTTAGTTTTATATCCTGGCCTTTGGTTAAGGCTGAAATAGTAGAGTAAATATCTTCTACAACTGTATCAACTGTTTTCTTTTTTGCCATCTTCAAACTCCTTAAATGCTTTAATCACATCAGATGAGAAAAGCTTTTGTAAATTAACTAAGTACATTTGACTTGCGTTATGGTCTCCACCAGATACAGTTCTAAATGTATCAAGTTTATCAACAATAGTTCTAAGAACATCAGTCTTAAAAACAAGTGTACAATATTCATTGTCTCCAATACAAAGATTATGAAACCAATAATCTGATTCAGTTGCTTTGATACCAGAGGGCTTACCATAGCTTTGATATTCAATTGCTATGTTGCCCGTCTTCATCCACATGCCACGTTCAGATTTAACTTCTACCTTTTTATTGGTAAGCATTTCTGCTACTTTATCTTCTCTGATTGTACCATACTCTAAGTCTATATCAAACTTCTTTCTGTTTTCTTTAGTGGGTTTCACTCCAATTACCTCCTATCTTGTATTCACCATCCATAGGACAACGAAGCTTTAAATGTTCACCTGCCTTGATAAGACTATCAACAGCAAGTTGACCTGTAAATTCTGCTTGAGATTCTTTAACTTCTATCTGCCACTCATCATGAATGTTAGCAACAAACTTATAATCAATTGTGTTTAGTTTTAAAAGGTCTTCGAGTAAGACTAATCCTTGTTTCATAAGGATAGAGCCACCACCCTGAAGTAAAGTATTTAACGCTGCATGTTTGTGTCGTAAGAATATTTTTCTACCGTCTACCCCTTTGAGGAATCCTTTCCCTGCTGCTCTTTCAATCCTTCCTTTAAGAGATTTAAATGCAGGGTTACCACTAAGAAAGCGTTCTCGCAATCTCTTACCTTCTTCTCTGTTTCCTTCAACAACGCTTCCAATCTTTTCATCTCCGGCCCCGTAAATGAGGGCATAGATGAAAGTTTTTGCCTGGTCTCTTGATTCAAGTCCTGCAAGGTTTTGGTTAGTCGTGTGAATGTCTCCATTAATAATTTCATTTATATAATCCTCGTCAGCCATGTAGTGTGCTAACATTCTTAATTCTAATTGACTTGCATCTACACCTACAAGTTTATATCCACTTGGTACAGTCCAACAAGACCTACACTCTTTACCATAAGGACTGTAAACAGCAGGTACTTGAGCCATGTTAGGACTTCTATGTGCCATGCGACCAGTAATTGTACCTAATGTTATAACACTAGCATGTACTCTACTATCTTTTTTACCTGTCAGTTCAACAGCATCTATCCAAGACTCAACTTGAGCTGCTCTTTTCTGTAGTAATAAATACTCAGCAATTAAATTAGCTTCTGGAATATGAGTTATTAGTTTTAATGTACCCTCATCTACAATAGGTTGACCCGTTGGAGTAAAACGTTTTGGTTTCCACCCAAAGTCTTTTAGATAATCTCCAATCTGTTGACGTGAACCTAAGTTAAACTCTTTTAATTCTTTTCTCATAAAAGGAGTAAGGTCTTTTGTTTTAACTCGTTCTTCGTATTCTATATTAGATAGACCAGATTTAGAAAGCTCACCATCCTTTTTAAGTTTAGGTTGTACTTCTTTAACATCGACCCATTTAGGTTTGAATGTTCTATGTACCTCTTCTTCAACTTCTTTTCTTCTTTTGTTTAAAGAACTAAGTAAAAAGGTTGCTGACTTTTCATCAAAGTAAAAACCATTAACATGTTGGTCAGCAATTACTTTGGCAACAGCATGTTCAAGCTCAATGCATTGTTTAGAAAATCCAAGACTTTCTTTTCTTAGTGCTGCAAGAACTTTTTTATTTATAACAGTATCTACTTGACATCTCTTTAACATCTCCGGACTATACTGAGTCCAATCTGTATGCTCTACTTTTTGTACACCACCTAAACGATAACCCCATGCTTCAATACCATGACCTCCCTCTCTGGTGGGGTGGAAAAGTCTTGATAGGGTCAAGGTATCAAGAGCTTCTGTATGTTCATACAGGTCCACCCCTTTAAGTTTTTTAATAGCTGGTATATCAAAACCAATAATATTATGACCAATTATTTTATCAGCTTCAGCTAAAAATTTAATACCCTCATCAATTTGATGGGGTTCAAATGAATATACATTGTCATTCTCGTCTATAGCAACAATACAAAAGATAGTTGTAGCTGCCGGTCTTATAATTTCAATGTTCTTTTTAACTTCCTCATCCCAAACTTTTTCTTTGAAATCAAAAAGCAATCCATTTGTTTCTATATCAAAAACTAATTCCATAAATATTCCTAAAAAGGCATTAAGGTTTCTTCCTCATTGCTCATTAACTCTGCATCAGAGTATTCAGTTAAACGACCAGAGTCTTTATCATACACTAAAGATGTAGCCATTCCTACATCACCTGTATATCTTGACTTAAGTATACGAAGTTTTGTTGTCCTCGCTTCTAAATCATCATCGGATTGTTGGTTTCTTTCAAGTGCAATAACACAATCAGACAACTGTCCTATACTGTTAGACCCACGAAGATGAGAGAGACTTACTTCAACTCCGTTTTCGTGACCTTTGTTTCCATCAACTCTTCTCAAGTGAGATACTAATATTAATCCGGCCCCGGTTTCTTCAACTAAACTTCTCAGTCTAGTCATAATATTATCAATGGCTCTTCTTTCATCTCCTTCTGCTAATGCACTGACTAGCATGTGTAGATGGTCAACAACTACCCACTTGCAATCACATCCAACAATGAGATATCTAAGCTTGGCAAAGATATCATCTATCTCATTCGTTCCAAAGTGAGCATGAATAAATACTTTGTCATTAGAAAATATCTTATCAAACATATCCATGATAGTTTCTTTATCAAACTTATCTCTCTCTTGGTCTACGTATAATCTAGCGTTAGCTTCAATAGAAAGAATACCATCAACTGTGCGTTTCCAATCTTCTTCTAATGCTATGATACCTACATTATCATCAGTGTTTTTAACTAACCAATGTTCAAGCTCTCTAGTAATACTAGACTTACCAAGACCCGTTCCACCCGTTAAAGTTACGAGCTCTCCTTGTCTCAAGCCATATAGTTTTTTATTTAAACCTTCCCAAGGATAGGGAATGCTTTCTTTTCTTTCACGATTAAGAAACTCAGATTGTTTTTCTGATACACGAATGATACCACTAGGAGTATAAACCTTTGCATCCCACCAAGAACTAGTAAACTCTTTGAAGAGTCCCTTGTTCAACATGTCGTTAGCATCTTTGTAACCATTAGGTAAAGTTACTATCTTGGCTTTACCAGGTTTTAATATGGTAGCTACTTTCTTAGCAGCTTCTTGTCCCGGTTTGTCTTTATCAAAACAAAGCACAACATTATCAAAGCTTTCTACATACTCAAGGTTTTCTTTAATATCTTTTACTGCTGCTGCTGCACCTCTAACAACGGATACGACAGCCCACTTACTACCAAGTAGTTCATAGGCTGCCATAGCATCGCACTCTCCCTCAGTTATGGTAAGATACTTACCTCCCTCTTTGAATAACTGTTGACCGAAAAGTCCAACACCATTAGGTGATACATCAAAAGAAAATTTCTTATCCCTGACGTATCGAATTTTGTTAGACGTAAGCTCATTGTTAATATATAAAGGATATATATGTTGAGCTAACGTACCATTAGAATCATAGACAACTTTGACACCATACTTTTCAGCAGTCTCCTTTGCTATGTTTCTATCTGTTAATTTTGCGAATACACCACCATGTGCATTCAATTCTTTTATTGTTTCTTTCATCCTTGTTTTTACCTGGTTTGATTTAAATGTAGATTGTTTATCAATACTAGGAAAGAACTTATGACAACTAAAACACTTACTAGACCCATCCTCGTTGAGTGATAGAGCATCGCTACTACCACATGAGGGACAAGGCTGATGATACTTTACAAATTTTAAATTGTTTTCCATGTTTGACCCAAAAAAAAGCTAGGCACAGAACTTAATCTGTGTCCTAGCATGGTTAGAATTAAGAAGACTTAGACTTAGATGGTTTCTTACCACCTTCCCAAGCTTCATTTACATCAGGAGTTGAAGGGTCGTCTGCAATATAGTGCCCCTTCTCATCTCGTGCTCTTGTAGGTTCTACCAGAGCTTCGTCTCTTGGTTTGAGAACATCACCCAATCTAGTTTCAAAAGTATTAACTAGAATTTGAGAACCTTCTAAACATAATCTATGATGATTAATCTTAGCAATTAAAACATTAGTTTCTAATTTGATTTTTTCATCACTGATATTGTCTATCTCATAGACATTGTCTTGAATAGTAATTTGCATTAAAACTCCTCACCACCTTCGATAGAATCAAACTCATCTCCGTCTCCGGCTTTATAAGAAATTAATTCTTCTACTTGCATGGCTTGAAAGTCCAGGCCCTTAAAAGTTCCAAACTTATTAGTAGCTTCCCACTCATTGTATTGAACTCTAACTTTAGAGCCATTCCCAACGTTTTCATCCATTGGAACTTTATCAGCATCCATTAGTAATGGTGCTTTACGAACCATTCCATTTGGACCATTGACTTTTCTTTTAAAGTTAATAGACCGACCAACAACTTCATCATTGACTATCAGGTCTTTAACCCTGAAGCCACGACTTTCAAAGTCATTTGCCACCTCATCACTTACTACTAAGTCCACTGTATAACAGGGTTCGAACTTGGTATTAGGTGTTCTTACACTAGCCCAATAGGCTATTCCTTGTTGTATTGCCATTTATTTTCTCCTATGGTTTGGCATTATTGCATTAGTTATTATACACTTGCTGACTAAAAAGTCAACCCCTTTCGTTGAATAAATCAACAAAACTTATTACATTGTTGAATGGTAATGTGACTGTAAAATTATCATTTCTTGGATTATAATTTACTTCATAACCAACCTTTTCTGAATACATATTTTCATAGTTATCGTTAGTAAAATCTGTAAAGATTCTGTATTCATCACGAGTTAAAACTCTTGTTTCACTTTCTGTGTTCATATAAATATACATATCATTCTCTTTAAATATTTATTGTAAAGGGTAGAGTACAACCTTGTACAGTTATCTCTCCTGGAAATTCTAACTCAGAAATATATTTATCAACTGCTCGTTTTAATTTGCTTGGAACTGCACCATCGTACCTTGTGTTTGTACTTTGGCCAGAGATAACATCATAAATCACAGTGAAAGATATGTTTCTGTTGATTGTAATTCGAGAAAGATAAGAATCAAAACTCCTTGTTGCCTTTGGTTTAGGACAAGGAACAACTTCAAGTTCTTTTGTTTCAGGCTGCCCAACTATTTGAGTTCCGGTTAGTACACCTAGTCCCCCATTAACTCCAATGTCTTCTGTTGGTTCAGGTTCAATAAACTTTTCTATAACAACAGTAGCTATGGGTGGTTTGTTTAACTTCTCATCTAACTCATTCAAGATACGATAAATTTCTGAGTTTGTTTCATCCATAGAATCTAATCTATTTGATAACTCAACCAAAGAATTTCTATAGCTCTCTCTAGTAGATTCTATTAACTCTGCTTGTCTACCTACGCTTTGAAACTCTTCGCTGAGAGACAAAAAAGATTTGTTTAATCTAGTAAGTCCGGACTTGTTTTCAGATATATTATCTGTAGTTATATTTACTATGTTAAACATTGCCACTATCATAGCAATTAACACAGCCCCTATTATGATATTAAATTTCATTTTACGCTACCTCCTTAGTAGTCCACCATGTAGGTTTAGCTCTGTTCTGTTCCCACTTGGCATAGTGTTTTTCATTAATCACATATCTACGATACGCAACAGTTGGGTCTTCATGTTTGTACTCGTCAGGCATAGCTTGAGCAACAGTAGTCATGTCTCCTATCTCAATGTTCTGAGGTAGTGTCATAAGAGGGCCAGAGAGTTTGTCAAAACTCAAATGACTTCTTCCATATCTACTGCTGTATTCAATACACAATGCCACAAAGTGACGATACAACCACGAATAGTTTGAGCTAGATTCTCTTGCCCAAATAGTACAAGGATGATTCCAATAGGCTCTTTTGTAAAGACCATGTTTGTCAGCGTACTCATCACCATCTAACTCTCGGTGTGCAGTACACAACATCTGTGCTGTTTCCAAGGGCATTTTAACTAACATCTTATCAGGTTGTGCTCGTGCTGATTCAACCGGACAATCATCAAAATAAAATATGTTCATAGGTTCTCCTCAATATTAAATGCTTCATCAAGATGATAAAGTAAATCTGCGATTGCATGAACCTCGCGTATATCTATACCACCATATTCAAACAAACTGTTTACTCCTTGTTTAGATTTACGATAGTTGTTTTTAATCCACGTTAAATTTCTTTCAGGAACTTTAACTGTTATTACTTTTTCTTTTATACTCATTTGCCTTGACCTCGATATTTTTTGAAGTTGCTTTTTTTGTTTTTATTCATGGTAGAGAAAGCAACATTACCTCTACCTTGACTTGTCTTTTTACCTCTGCCTTGTGTAGCAGATACATGAGCAGATTTATTCCACGTCTTCGCCATACTTAAACTCCTGGTTCTTCTTGCGTTTGTCTTTGTGTTCGATTAAAACTCTATCGCTTTCATAAGTTGTTTGAGTATAATTTTCATCTTTAGTTTTATGAATATATAAACTTCTAACTCTTTTATCTTTTGCTTCTTCACTTAAGATTTCTTTTTGTTTTAAAACATCACTTAAAAATTCTGTCATAATTTTTTACCCTCGATTTTTACTGACCAATTATTTTGACTGTGTAATGTATCAAACTTTACACCCAGAGACTTACGAACTCTATCCTCTTGTAAACTAATTTGATTTAAGATTTCTTCTTGCTCTCGTTGAGTAGCGTGTTTAAAATTATTATCAGTATACTCTTCCGGATTGTCGTATAACTTTGTCATATGTTTGTATGCCATATGTTTTGCATAAGTTTTAGCTGTCACTTTTTTATCATTAAGAATAATCATACATAGATTATATCACAACTTTTTTAAATACAGAAACATTAGACATGTTTTCTAAAAAGAACTTACGATAATTACCTTCATGGTCTATGCAACCACAGACTAAAATGTCGCCATCATCATTGTGTTTTAAATCAGAAATGACTTCTAAAGTTCTCCTTTCGTATTCTTCTAAGTCTCCTTTAACTTTGTAATAAGTAAAGAATAAACCATAACCTCTAAAAAATGCAGTTGATACTGCTTGTTCTATTCTGCTTAATGAATCAGTTTCAAATAGTGTTTCCATTAGCTTACTACCTCAATTATATCTTGAACATATACGCTCCCCATCTCATCAAACAAACCTATGTCTGAACCTTTAACATCAACAAGTAAAGTCTTTTTAAAACCTTTACCTTGTTTAATGCTTTCCATAGCTACTGCCCTTGTTGGAACTCCTAATTGATTGGTAATTAGTTTTGTTCCTTTTTGAATTGTTTCAAATCCTTTAATCATATTGCCCTCGCATTTATTAAATCAATTACAAAGCCTGAAGTATCCTTCTCGGCTTCACCCTTTTCAATAAGTCCAACCACAACTTGAGTTTCATCTAAGAATCTCATGTCGTGCTTGTCCCCATCAATTACTTTAAATCCTTTGAACACTTCAGGTAGAGCTTCCCTAAATACAACTGCTATGTTGTTGGAGACATTTTTAATCAAAGCAGCGTACTTACTATCAGCTTCTGAATAACTCCAGGTTAGATGATAGTTAGGTATGTGCTCTACCTTTCGTGTTGGGATTTTTGTATAGTCATAGAACTGTATCTGTGGAAACATGGAAAAAATGTTTTCATGTCCATCAACTTTGATATGTTCCCATTGAATATCACTTGTTCCATTGAGACGAAGGGCTGGTTTTTTACCCAACCTATCACACTCCTTAAGAAATTTATTTACGTCTTGTACAAGCTGTCTCATGAACTCCTTCTGGTCGTTTAAGAAAAGTAGAGATTTTCTAATTCTTGATTGCTGAACATTAGAAAATTTACCCATCCCTGCTGTGTTCAAACAAGGCACATTACACTTGGCAACTTTAGCATAAGGACATAGAGTTCTCTTGCCATCTGCTAAATCATCAGGTGCTAGATATATTATCCGACTAAACCATTCGTCAGATAGCTTGTTGCTCTTTTCAATCTTGGTGCTACCACTTGATAGCAAATTATATTTAGGCATCTTCGGTCTCCTCTAAATGGTGTATTAAAGCATATAGTCCTGCCTTGATACCTGCATGTTCTGATTCAGTATGGCTATCGTTTACCCATCCATCATCTGCAATAATATCTTCTGCAATATTTTTTATTTGTTTAATCGTATCATTTTTGGTTTCCTCTAACAATTTTAATAGCTTGTCAAGCTTTTTCTCGTTGTCTCTTACAATATCGTAGATATCTTCTAATGTCATGATGCTATTCTCCTTTCTCCATGTGTTCTAAATCTTGACTTGATAATGCTTGACTACAATGCTGAGATAAAAACTCAATCATTGCAAGTGGTACAGGTGTATGAATATTCTCATAACAATAGTCTAGGCAATCAGCTTCTAAGTCTGGTCGACCTTCAATCACCCATAGTTTATGCACATTATCTCTCATGTT